TGGAAATAATTGTACCTGCAGCCGGTCTTTCAAGCCGTTTCCCTAACATGAAACCAAAGTACCTGCTATATGATTTTGAACACAAGTTGATGCTAGAGAAGGCCGTTGCACCTTATTTGGAAGAAGGCCTTCACATTACAATTGGTGTTCTGAAAGAACACGATGAAAAGTATAATGCTACTAGTTTCATTCGACATGAAATGGGTGATAAAGTAAATGTCGTTATCATTCCAAAAGTGACCAAAGGTCCTGCGGAAACAGTCTACCAGATTCTACAATTGGCCAATATCACCGATGGGTCATTTATGGTCAAAGATTGTGATAGTTTCTTCTCACACAAATACTCAGATGGTAATTACATTTGCACTTCAGACATAGCAAGCCATGAAGTTCTTAATAGACTCAAGGCCAAAAGTTTTGTTGTATCAAATGAACAAGGCATCGTTACCAGTATCATAGAGAAACGTGTTGTCTCCAATAAGTTTTGTGTTGGTGGTTACAAGTTTGATTCCGTGAAAGAATACAAACAAGCCTTTGAATCCATATCACAAGAAAGAGAAGTGTTTGTCTCTGATGTCATTTCTGTGATGTTACAAAACGGCCACATCTTTTCTGAAAACACTTCAACTGATTATGTTGATGTTGGTACTTCAAAAGAATGGTTTGAGTATAATGATAAGCCAGTAATCTTCTGTGACATCGATGGCACTATCATCAAAGCACAAAGCCGTGTTGGTGATAATTCATATGATAAAGAACCAACAGTATTGACAAACAATGTTGCTAAGTTATTGGAACTACAAAAGAATGGTTCTATGTTTATCTTTACCACTTCAAGGGAAAAATATACCGATGAAGTTACAAACAAAGTATTACAAAAGTTAGGTTTCGTCAATTATACGTTATTATCTGGATTAAATAATTCAAGGCGTCTATTGATTAATGACTTTGATATTGCTAATCCATATCCAAGAGCAGAAGCTATTAACATTGAACGTAACAGCGACACATTAGGATTATATCTATGAAATTTATTGCACACAGAGGTCTAATGGATGGACCAGACAAAGAACTTGAGAATCATCCAGACCAAATCATTACTGCTTTCAAATTGAATTTTGATTCTGAAGTTGACCTTTGGAGAGTAGATGGTGAATTATTCCTAGGACATGATGAGCCTCAATACTTCATTAAGCCTGATTTTCTGAGGCTTCATGGTCTATGGATTCATGCGAAGAATCTAGATGCACTTCATTGGCTATCCACAACAGACCTACATTACTTCTGGCATCAAAATGATGACTTTACAATGACCAGTAGACATTATATCTGGACTTATCCTGGCAAAGAAATAACAGACCGTAGTGTTACCGTTATGCCTGAAACGCTTGACAACTTCTTAGAAGAGCAGTATAATTGCTATGCTGTCTGTAGCGACTACGTTGGATTAATAAGAAAAAATTATGTTACCAAATAAAAACCTGTTCTTTGTAACCTCCGCTATTAAAGCTTTAAATACCAGGTTTTATAACCATGTCCAAAGGTTTGAACAAACCGTGGCCACATTGGATTCCATTAGGCAAAAGGTTCCTGATGCAATTATTGTATTAGCTGATGCATCCGTCTATCACTTGACCAGAGAAGAGAAGGAGATTCTCTTATCTAAGTCCAATTATTTTATGGATATGAATCAAGTGCCTCAAGTACATGATTATTCATCCAAAGATATGAAGTCTTGGGCAGAAGGCGCTTTGTCATTTAATGCTTTAGGTGTTCTTAAACAACAACCATTTATGGCAGATGTTAAACGAATCTTTAAGATATCTGGTCGGTCATTATTGGAAGATGGCTTTGACCTAAGTTCTTACGATGGTTTGTTTGGCAAATATGTCTTCAAGAAGCGTATTCCAACATGGATGCCTCAACCAATTCATGGTGCTACACACCTACTAATCACCAGGATGTTTTCTTTTTGTCCTTCCTTGATAGAGAATTATATGCAGGTTTGTGCAAAAGGTGAACTATTGTATCAATATATGGACTTTGAGCATGCCACCTTTGTCAACATTCCAAAAGAACATTTAGTAGAATTTGACAAGATTCATGTGTCTGGATGGTTGGCCGGTAACGGTACCATCGAGAATTATTGACTATGTATTCTCCTCAATCTTTGTAGAGTTTGGGCATACAAAGTAAAAAGTATTATAAATAACTTTATGGCAATCAAAGTGTATTGCAAGTCCAAGGAACTATGAAAAGTTTTATCACCTTTTTGAAAGAAGAAGCAGAATCCGAAGAGGGTTCGAAGCTTAAGCACATCCACCATGCAGAGGATAGGCCATTGTTTCATGGTGCTAAAGGATTCGAACACGCTAAAGGTGCATTGATGCAGGCACATAACCACATTAAATCTGGTGGTAACAGTTCTGCTTTGACAATGAAATATGACGGTTCTCCTTCTGTGGTCTTTGGCCATCATCCAGAAAACGGCAAGTTCTTTGTGGCATCAAAATCCGCATTCAACAAGACACCTAAACTCAATTACACTCACGCAGATATTCTAAAGAATCACGGACATGCTCCTGGTCTTATGGATAAACTCCATGCAGGTTTAAATCACCTTAAAAAGGTTGCACCTAAGACTGGTGTATATCAAGGTGATATCATGCACTCTGGTGAAGATTTGGAACCTAAAAGAGGTGGCAAAGTATCGTTTACACCGAATACTATCACTTATACAGCCAAAGGCGATGAAGCTGATAAGGTTAAAAGGTCTAAGATTGGTATTGTGACACACACTCAGTATCATGGAAAAGATATTACTTCCATGAAGGCTGATCCACATCCAGACTTACACAATTTTAAACAACATCCTGATGTTTGGCAAAAGTCGCCAAACCATGACACAAGACAGGTACATTATTCCGATAAAGACCAGAATGAATTCATGAAGCACATGAATGCTGCTGAAAAGATTCATAATGCACATCCTGATATGTATAATCATATCGCAACCAGTCATATGGGCGAAACAGGTCATCTATCTACATATATCAACCATACAGTTCGTACAGGTGAAGAACCTAATACTGAAGGATTGAAGAAACATATCAAAGATAAGTATAAGAAGGCTGCAGCCAAGTTAAAGACACCAGCTGGTATCGTTAAGAGAGAAAAAGAAGCAGAACCACATGTGAAACATATTGAAGCTAATAAAAAACATTATGATAACTTGTTGAAGATGCATAGTGAATTGCAAAAGTCTAAAAATAAATTGGTAGATGTATTACAACACCATGAAGGTGGCCTAGAACATCACATCGATGGTAAGAAAACTGGTCCAGAAGGTTTTGTTGTGAATCATGCAGGAGAACCAACCAAATTGGTCAATCGTGCAGAATTCGCAAGAGCTAATTTACTTAAAGTCAGAAAATGAAGTCATTCCTAGAAATTATTGAAGAAGAAGCAGGAAAAGAGAAACATGCGGTTATGGCTTTTGGTCGCATGAATCCTCCTACGACCGGCCATTTAAAGTTGATTGACAAAGTTCGTGAAGTAGCAGCTAAACACAAAGCACCACATACTGTTGTTGTTTCACATTCACAAGATGCTAAAAAGAATCCATTATCTGGTGAACAAAAAGTCAAACACCTAAAAAGATATTTACCAGGTACTCATTTTGAAACATCATCAAAAGAGCATCCAACAATTATGCACCATGCAGCCAAATTACATGCTCAAGGTGCAGACCACTTACATGTGATTGCTGGTTCAGACCGTGTGAAAGAAATGCACGCTTTGTTGCACAAGTATAATGGTGTAAAAGCAGGTCACGGTCATTATAACTTTAAAAAGATTACAGTTCATTCAGCAGGACATCGTGATCCTGATGCTGAAGGTGCAGAAGGTATGTCTGGCACCAAAATGCGTGAACATGCTAAGAACAATGATTTCTCTTCATTCAGACAAGGTGTTCCACATCATGTCAAAGATGAACATGCAAGAGAATTGATGAAAGATGTCCGTAAAGGTATGGGTTTACATGAGAGTTACACTCATGGTCACCATAAGGCTATCTTTGTTACTGGTGGTCCTGGTTCTGGTAAAGATGTTGTTCTCCGTGAAGCTATTGCAGAATCGAGAGCAGTAGAACTGAATTTTACACAGGTTATGGACATTCTCAATGACAAACATAAGTTGGCCATGAGATCCATGAATCCAAGATTTGAATCTGTAAGAACTCGTGGTCCATTAATTATCAATGGTCCTGCAGATGACTTGGAAAGAATTGGCCACATCAAAGAAGAGTTACATGAACTTGGTTATCAAACCATGATGATTTTTGTAGACACGACAAATAGTGTTAGCAAACAACGTAATTCGTTGCTATCTAGAATGATGGCCGAATCTATCCGACAAGAGAAATGGGAAAAGGCACATAAGAACGTCAATGTCTTCACTGAAATGTTTGACAGATTCATGTGCTTTGACAATAGTGATAGTTTGGAACTAAAAGAAGAAGAGATTACCGATTTGTATAGAAATACATCAGATTTTCTAGGTGAGTCTGTATACAATGAATCAAATAGATTCTTGAACCTTTATGAGGGTGCTAAAGATATACAGAAGAGCAATCTAAAAGACAAAGGTTTCAAAGTACTCAAAGACAATAACAGTCCTGTAATGCAATTTGCAGCTAAGTTAGGTAAAAGAGATGATGTCCGTGATGGTGACATCAAACAAAACAGTAATTATGCAACTAGAATTGGCGGCGGACATACATATACGGAATCTGGTCCTGTTTTGACGAAAAATCCAGAACCTGTAGAAAAACGTTTCAATATGGATGCAAATAAGACAAAATTGTTAAAACGTGGCAATAGGTCTTTGAGTGCAGCTAGAATAGGTACAGCTGATGGTGTAG